AGATCGTCGCTACGAACTCGAAAGCGGCTATTGCTCGCGCTTTGTGCGCCAGGTTGTCGAAGGCACGCACGGCACGCGCTATTCTTATTTGTTCGGTGCCAGCGCAAAAATCACCGCGAACCTGTTTTTAGCTTCGCCCTACGGCTATTTGTGGCCGCGAGAGAAATCGAAACTCGGCGGCGTGATTCAGCCCGGCGATATTTTGTTTAAGCGGCGCGGCTCCGGCGGCTACGGTCATGTCGGCATCTATGTCGGTGATATTCCCGGCGTCGGCAAGCAGCTTGTCGCCGAAAATTCCTCGACGAGCATCGGGCGCATTCAGGGCGCCAAAGGCTACCGCACACTGGCCCAGTTCAACAGCGATAACGGCATTGATGTCATCGGGCGCTTGCCCCTGCCCGACAATTACAAAGCGCCCTCCGCGAGTACTCCCGCCATCAAAATTCCGCCGTCGCCGCGCCTGATTTTCGGCGTCGCGAAAAACGGAAAAATTTCCTACCGCGTTATTGCCGGCGCGACATTGCGAAATGGGCGTTGGCGCGCCGACACCGCGCCGATTTTGAGCGCGCTCCATCGCCGCGCCGAAAATTCGCGTTTCGTGGTCGTTGTGGATTATTTGAAAGCCGCGAAAATCACGCCTTACAAATACGGCCAGCACCTGACCGACAAGCGCGATCCACGCACCTACATTTTTATTGACGTGGGTGGCGCATGATTGAAATCACTCCCGTCACGCTGTTCACAGCTGTTTTGTTTCTGATCGCTGTCATCGGCGCCGGCGCCGGCGTTCCCGCCGCACTCATGCGCGCCAATGCCATCGCCTATAAAGAGCGCGCCGAGCAAACCGAAAAAAAGCTCGATGAAGTTCAAACCGAACTGAAGGATTTATCGCGCGATTTTCGCGAGTTGAAATCCGATCACGAAAGCCTCAAAGACAAGTACATCCGCGTGCTCGAAGAGTCGCGCAACGACAACCGCACCCTGATCGCCGACGTGCGCCACGAGTTGCGGGAAATCAAGGAATTTTTGGAGCGCCAGCATTGAAAAAGTTTTTCGCCGCCTTCGCGATTTTAATCAGCGTTTGCGCGCCGGTTTTCTCGCAGCCGATCATTGACGAAACCGAAACCAGCATCGAAACGCAGCTCGCCATTCTGCGCGAACGTCAGGCCGGCATTCGCCGCGCCAAAACGATTTTGGAGACCGTGTTCGCCTTCGACGGGAGTACTCCCGATGTGCGCCTTTCGATGCCGGATATGAAAGACCGCCTGCACGGGAGCTACGCTTACTGGAACCGGCTCATCGCGATCAACAACCGACACCAGGCGAGCAGCTACGCAGCGTTGATTACGTTCCATGAAGTCGGGCACTGGTTCGACAATCGCGTTTTAGCGCCGCGATTTTTGCCAGGCGCGCCCGAATCGGTTTTCGCATCCGAAACCCGCGCGCCCGAAATGGCCGCGTATCGCGCGGCGATTAAAAATTCGCGCACTTATCGCGGCTTGCAGTCGCTCCTCGAATCGAAAAACACCGCAAAAAACAGCGCGCGCGAAGCGTATTTGAAATACGTGATGAGCGACAGCGAAATGTTTGCCAGGTCGTTTTGCGCTTACGTGGCCGCCAAATCAAACGACGCTGAAATTCAGCGCCAGATGAAAATCTACACCGAAAACGATTGGCCCTGGAACGGCGCATTTTATCCCGACGATTTCAAGCCGATTGAAAAATCGCTTGACGAATTATTCTCTAAAAACGGCTGGCTCAAACCGGCCAAAAACCAAACCACCAACTAACATGAAAAACCTTTTTCGCGCCCTGATTTTGATGCCGCAGATTATCGTCGCCGCCGACGCGCTGTACTCCTACGTCAGCGCCATTGATGACGATCCCGAAGTGATCGCGGTCTGGCAAACCGTGAAATCCAACAGCACCATCGCTGCGCACGCGGCGGTCATTCGCACGCAGTACGAAACGCTGGTTGGCCTCATCAAGCAGTTGAAAAAATAACGATCCACGCCGGCGCGTGCAGGGTTTCCTCCTTTCCCCACGCGTCGCCGGCGTTTTCTCTCATCGTGGCTAACCTGACAACTCTGACACCTACAAAAAGAGAAAAATTCCTCAAGGCGCTTGCCGCCGGCGCATCAGTGGCGAAAGCCGCGAAAGCCGCTGGATGGTCGCGCCAGTCCGCATATCTGTATCGCCGCGAAAACGAAGAGTTCGCCGAAGAATGGGACGCGGCGCTTGAAGCCGGCACCGATCTGCTCGAAGACGAGGCGCTGCGGCGCGCAACGGAAGGTTTGGTTCGCTACAAGTTCGACAAGCATGGCGATCCGATTCTGAATCCGAAAACCAACCAACCGTATTTTGAGCGGCAGTACTCCGACACGCTTTTGATCGTGATGTTGAAGGCGCGCCGCCCCGATAAATACCGCGAACGCGCCAGCATCGAACATAGCGGAAAAGTGCAGTCGCAAAATGTGCCGGCGGATTTATCCCAACTCTCGAAAGCGGAATTAAACCAGCTTGAAAACCTGCTCGCAAAAGCCGATCCCGACGCTCCAAAGCGTGCGCGCCGAAAAAGCGCGCCGGCGCCTGGCTGATTTTATTCGCTATGGCTGGCACGTCCTGGAGCCGGGCGCGACGCTTGACTGGAACTGGCACATTGACGCCATTGCCGATCACGTCCAGGCCGGATTAGATGACTGGATTGCAGTTCAAAAATGGCAACAGCAACGAACGGCCTATGAAGCCGGGGAAACCGATGACGAACCCGGCCCACAGCCGGTGCAGCGTTTTCAAAACCTGCTTATCAACGTGCCGCCAGGCACCGCGAAAAGCCGCATCGTTTCGGTTTTTACACCGGCGTGGATGTGGCTGAAATGCCCCACCTGGCGCGCGATTTATCTCAGCGCAAACCCGCGCGTCGCTTTGCGCGACAGCGTGTTTTGCCGCGATGTTTTGGAAAGCGAGTGGTATCAATCGTGGTTCGCTCCCGACTGGGAATTGCGCGACGACCAAAACTCGAAATCGTTGTATTGGAATACGTCCGGCGGTTCGCGCGCCGCGTTCGGCATCCTTTCTAAAATCACCGGCGACCGTGGCGACGCGCTGTTTGTGGACGATCCCCACGACGCCGAAGAAGTGAAGTCGGACACGCTTTGCGAAGCGGTTACGGAACGCTGGAAAGACGCGATTGCCAACCGCGTTAACGATCTTCGAACCTCGCTGCGTTTCGGCATTATGCAGCGGCTGCGCGACAAAGATTGGTCGGGTTGCGTTTTGAAAGAGGGCACCTGGGAGCATCTTTGTTTGGAAATGGAGTACGAGCCGGAGCGCCGCCAGGCCGGGCACCGCGCGTTTATCCCGTCGATCACTTCGATTGGATGGAGCGACCCGCGCAGCGAAGCCGGTGAGCTGCTTTTTGAAAAACGGTTCCCGCGCGAAGTACTCGATGCTGAGCGCAAACGCCTGGGCGATTATGGTTACGCAGGGCAGCATCAGCAGCGCCCTGCGCCCAAAGAAGGCGGGTTTTTTAAGCCCGACAAATTGACAATTCTACCGACCGCGCCAGCAGGTTTGCGCGCGGTGCGCGCCTGGGACAAAGCAGCTACCGAAGGCGGCGGCGACTATACCGCCGGAGTACTCCTGGCAACGGACGGCGAAGGCCGCTTTTATGTTTTGGATGTGGTGCGCGGCCAGTGGGGAGTAGACACGCGCGACGCGCGCATCCGACAAACCGCCGCGCTCGATGGAAAGAAAACGCCGATTCGCGGGCCGCAAGACCCCGGGCAGGCGGGAGTACATGAAGCGCAAGCGTTCACCCGAATGCTGGCCGGATACAGCGTGAAAATCGAGCGCGTGACCGGCGACAAGGAAACCCGCGCCGAACCTTTTTCCGGCCAGGTCAACGCCGGCAACGTGTGGCTGATCGAAGGCGACTGGAACAAGGAATTTATCGAAGAGCTTCGCCTCTTTCCCAACGGCTCACACGACGACCAGGTAGACGCCGCCGCCGACGCGTTTAACGAACTCCACGCCCGGCGTAAAGCCCGCGTTTTTTAATGAATCACTTCCCCACATTCACCAAAGCTGCTGAGGCCGTGCGCGAGAAATTGCGCGACGTGCTCGAATTCGTGGCGCTTCGTCCCGGAGGCCGCGCTCGCGCGCCGCGCGCCGGAAACGGCCGCTTGCCGGGCAGTTCACGCAACTGGGAAAACGAAGCCGGCAACGTGTGGGATAACAGCGCCGTTTCGCTGTTACTGCGCTGGTTTTGCAATACGTTTTGCGAAGCGCCTTTAACGGTGCAGCAGGCCAACGCCGACGGCAACGACGAAACGGTTTTGATGCACGAACTGACGGTGCGCGTCAAACAACCGAACAGACATTTCACGCGTTCGCAGCTTTTCAAAGCGACGCTGCTTTCGTATTTTTGTGATGGTAACGCCTATTGGTGGAAGCGGCGCAGCCAGGCGGGAAAGCCGGTTGAGCTGTGGTGGATTCCGCACTGGCTGCTGGAACCGAAATCAAGCGACGACGAAGCCGAATGGCTCGAAGGCGGCGACGCGTTCATCTCGTATTACGAGTACTCCGTCAACAACAAAACCTATCGCTACGCGCCCGCCGACATTATCCACTTCAAGGAAGGCGTCGATCCGGCCAACTATCGCAAAGGGCTTTCGCCGCTCAAGGCGCTGTTCCGGGAAATCTGCACCGATAACCAGATTCTCACGTACACCTACGGCATTTTGAAAAACGCCGGCGTGCCGTCCTATACCATGTCGCCCGATTTTTCCAAAGGCGAAGTGGATATTGACGAGGATTTCGCGACGGCCACCAAGCGCAAATGGCGCGCGGCCACCAGCGAGGATAACGCCGGCGACGTGATGATCCTCACCACGCCGTGGAAGCTCGAAAAACTGGGCTACTCGCCCAACGATTTAGCCATTGACGGTATCGGCGCGCTGGGCGAAGCGCGCATCGCCGCCGCCTTCAGTATTCCCGCCGTGACGGTGGGGCTGCTCGTTGGACTGCGCGAAGCCAACGCCAAGGCCAGCCACGCCGAAGCGAAATTGCAGGCGTATGAATCCGGCATCATGCCGGTGCAGCGCGATTTTTGCGAAACGCTCGACCGCCATCTGTTGCCCGAACTCGGCGACGAAATGCGCGAGTATTGCGAATTCAATACAAGCGAAGTCGCCGCGCTCAAAGAAAACCAGAACGAAATCGCCAAGCGTGCCGATGACGGTTTTCGTAACAACGTCGTGAAATTGAACGAAGCGCGCACCGCGCGCGGCTTGCCGATTGACGACGCGCTTGACGGCTACTCCTGGGAAATCGTGCCGCAGAGTACTCTGGGAATGCAGCTCGATTCGCATTTGAGCGATTCCGGCAATTCATCGACAAACACCGGCAATCAGCCCGACGACGCCAACAAAGCCGCACGGCGCGCGATTACGAAATTCTGGCAACTGGCAAAGCGCCCGTCGGCGAAGCGCCCAGCCACACAACGCACGCAATGAAAAAACTTCTCCGCGAAATATATTGGCGCATCACGCTGGGCATTATCTGGGAGTACTCCCAGTCCGAACACGTGACCGGCGCAGAGAGTGTGGTTTTGGTGGACACCGTTGAGATTCTCGCATGCGGCGCGATCAACAAAGGTTATTTGCCGGCTCCGAAATTCACGACTCGCAAATGACGATTGACGACATTATCGCCGCGCTCGACGGCGCCAGTGACGCCGAATTTGAACCCGTGGTGCGCGCCCAGTTCAACCGCGTGCGCGTCGAGTTGCCGCGTAGTCTGGGCGGAGTACTCACCCGCTTGCACGACGGCGGTCTCGACGATTCCGACGCGCTGGGCGATGGCAAGCAAACCCTCGCCGACGCCCATTCCAATGCCGTTTATTTAGGCCGTCGCCTGGCCGGGAGCGATTCCCCGTATGGAGATTTCGACATTGAATTCGGCAAGCTCGTCGCCGAAGAACAATCCCAATTCCTCGAAAAATTTATCGCCGACGTGCAGGGCGGTAGTTACACCGACGACGACGGAAACATCGATGCCGAGGCTATCGAGATGCGTGCTGGTTTTTACGAGAACCGGCTGCGCGGAACGGCCAACGAAGCCTGGTGTGGATCGCTCGATTCCGAAGAACTGATCGACTGGATTTTAGACGACGGCGCGGACTCGTGCACCGTTTGCCCCGACCTCGCCGAAAACGGCCCCTACGCGCCGAACGATATGCCGACGTGGCCCGGCGCCAATGAAACGCCGTGTCTTTTCAATTGCGCTTGCGAAGCGCGCACGCAAAGCGGCAAATCAGGCTTTTAGGTAGATGGCTAACCCAACTTTTCAGGAAATTATTGAATGCTGACAAAAGCTCTTAGTTTTGAAATCAAGTCGCTCGATGACGGCGAAGGCATCATCGAATGCAAGGCCGCCGGCATCGGCAACATTGACCGCAGCGGCGATATTATTTTGCCCGGCGCGTTTACCGACACGCTCGAACGCTTCCTCAGGGACGGCGTGATTTTGTATCAGCATCGCAGCGATTGCCCGATCGGCAAGCCGCTCGAATGCTACGAAAAAGACGATCACTTGTTCCTGAAATGGCAGGTTGAGCGCGGCGTCGAAAAAGGCGCCGAGTGCTGGACGCTGATGAAAGCCGGCATCGTGAAAAAATTCAGCATCGGCTACGACATCATCGAAGGTGAATGGCTATATCCCGATAACATCGAATCGTTTTTGACTGTCCCGGCAACGATGCAGG